TCAGCCACTTAGTAATCCGACCAAAGCAATGCCGACAGCGCCCAGCACTGCCCCATAAACGCCGTATACAAGTTTTGCAATTAGCTCGACCTTTGCAAGTCGGTTGTCAATGTCTGCAACCTTTTCTGGAAGATACTTCAGCCCACGAAGCTCGGCAACCATCTCAATCTGTACATTAGAAACCTCTAATAGTTTTTCATATACCTGAACGTTGGTTATCCGAATCGAGGACGAAGTCTCATCAGCCATTACTGTACTTCTAGGGCCTTGACTACAGCGCCAACAGTGTCAGAGATGCAGTACAGCGTGTCGTCTGCGTTGGTCTGAAATACGGCATTGTTGGTTTCGCTTAGCAGGATACCGTTAGCAGCAGACACATCATCGCCACCGACGTAAGTCAATGCGCCCGCAGTTCCTGACTGAAGGTAAACAAGCTTAGGGTTCTGCGTAGGCCCGGACACCGCTGTAATTGAAGTGCCGACTGTTACGCCTGTTGACTCGACTGCCATTATGCACCGACCAATGCGGTTATCTGCTCTTCGGTTAGACCGAGTTGTACAAGTGCGTCAATACCAGCCTGTCGGTGTGTTGCCGTCTGAGCTGCGATTGCTTCTCTCTCGACACGCTCTGACTCTGCGATAACTGCCCGAGCCTCACGCTCTGCAATTTCCTCAGCTGACAACGGAATCTCTTGGCGAGTTCCTGTTGAGCAGTCAATAACGACTTTGGTTGGGTTACTCATCTGTTACTTCTTTCCATGTAAGGGATTCTTCGTCCCATGTGTATAGTTTATCGTCTGTTGGGTAAGGTTCGGGTGCTTGCCATTGACAATCTTCATCAAGTGTCCAATGATTTGATGCCAAATAGACTTGCCGAGCTGTATTGCACGAAGTCACCGTTTTCAGGTGACAGATAAATGCTAGTTATTGGGCTGGTTATTGTTGAAAGTGATGCCTGAATTGCTGAGTGAGAGTCGGTGCTATTTCTAATAGAAGTTTGCTCTGAAGAAACCGACTTTTCATTAGAACTCAAATAGTTAGGAATGTAAATGGCTGTGCTTCCAAAAAGGTCGTCTAGCCCGCTCATGTTGGTAGACAAAGCATTAGTTATCACGATTTGTGCTTGACTTGAAGCCCCTGACGAACCTGCTGCTGAGCCAGTCCCCTCTAAAAGTTTATAGGAATAGCCAGATGTAACTCCATTGAACTGAACTTTGATGTTATCTCTTGGAGAATTTGTGCGAGAGGTTTTACCGCTGACCACAAGATAAAGGTCAGTGAAAGTAGCAGGGATTGAGCTGAATGTAATGCCCACATCTGGGGTGGCATCAACTTCAAAGTGTTCTATGAGTTCCATTATGCCTCTATTCCAAATAGTGAAAATGTGGTGTTGGCTGCAAGGCTTCCACTAACGGGAAAAATGTAGATAGAAGTAACTGCACTTGTATTAGCCCATCTGTGAGCTGAAGCAGATGTAGCAGGAGAAAACGCTGTGGCTTCGGCATCAGCTCTAATTATCATTGTTTTGTGCTTGTCTGTTGCCGAGTAGTCCATTATTTGCGTGATTGCCATTATTGGCTTTGAAGTATCTGTATTTGGATTAGAGTTTATGAAGGGAGTAAAATAGTTGTTTGTGCCTATGTTAGAGGTTGGCGAACTGCCATTTCCAAACATTTGAACAAAAGAATAATTTGACCCAGTATCTCCATTAAGTTGCATTTTGTGGTTTGTGTTAACTGTGTGGATTACGGATGAAACCAAAACCAAGTCACGATAATCCTGCGAAATAGAAGCAAAAGTAACCGAGGCTGCTGCGCTGCCTAGCGTAATCGTCTGTAACGGGACATAGGTGTTCACAGGTGGGTCATAAACTGTCATTATGCACTCGCTTTCTTGAGGCCATAGAGAGAAAAGCGTGAGGCAGAAACGAAGTTAGTGCCAATCAAGGGGTCTAGTTGAATCTGAGTAATGCTGTCAGTATCGAACCAAGCCCCAGACCTAAGCTCTATTTGATAAAATCCTCCACTCATACCTGTCAATGACCTTACTGTTGTATTCTTTGAAGCATTGAATGGGTCTAGTATGTCCGCAACAATCGCTGCAAAGGAATCAGCGGTAGCGGTAGCCCCCGAAACTGCCTCCGAAAGAAAAATGCTTGATTGAGAAGCAGCGCTATTAGAAGTAATAGTTCCTGCCCCCCCAGTTGAATACCCGACTAGCCCTTGTCTTGAGTAGTTAGAACCAGTATCAGCATTGAATTGCAAGGTTACGGGGTCGCTGGTTACTCCTGCTCTGTCAGTCCTCACAACTGCCCGTATCTGCAAGTGCTGATAGTCAGCAGCATAGACGTCAAGATTGTCAAAAACAATACTGGTCGAGCTAGTAGATAAAACTTCCGACTCAAGTAGGTCATAAGCACCAGCAGCACCGCCAGCAGCCTGAGCGTTTAGTATCCCTAGAAGCATAAAGCTCATCTAGGCCACCGCCACATTTCCTATTAGTCGGTATTCGTCTGTTGCCACACAAAGCAAAGTCGCTGCTGAGTATTGCCCACCGATTGTGAAGCTACCTGTTGTTGTTGAAGTCGCTGCACCTGCGACAGTTGCGGTGCTTGCGGTTACTGTTAGCGCCCCTGCTCCGTCTGCGATGATGTCTACTCTGCCACCTACGGGAATGTCGGTGCTTGCGTCTACGGTTACTGTAACTGCTGAGGCGCTTGTGAACAAAATTGTCTTGCCTGCATCGGTGGAGGTCAGGGTGCGTGCTGTAGTTGCGTCTGTAATGAAGTCTGCGGTGTGAACGGCTGCTAGGTCAACGTTTAGTGTTACATCTCCTGAAGTGCCGCCACCTGTTAGCGCAGTGCCAGCGGTTACGGCTGTGATGTCACCGGGGGAGCTTACATCTTCCCATGCGGTTGTGTAGACCTGAAGGGTTGCGGTGTCTTCTAGGTATGCCATCATTCCAGCATTAGGCGTCGGTAGAGCCGTTGTGCGGGCAGCGGAGTCGGCAAACGTCATCACCGCTTGGTTCATAAAGTAAGTGTTCACCTGTGCTGCGGTCAGCACTTGGTTAGACTGAAAATCTAAATACGGCATCTCTATCCTTTACCAGCTAAGAGTTCCTACGTCTAGCTTACCAAACACTGCGTCATCAAGTACCAGTGGCGCGTAGGTTATTTCTTTAAACCCAAGTGTTATGTAATGCGTATCCGCAGTAACTATGTGTTCTATGTTAATAATTTCTAGATATTTATTTATTGCAGGGGGTATGTTGTTAGGTGTAAAAATAGACTGTACCACGTCACCAAGGTCAAGGCCCAGCATTGCTAGTCTGTTAGCAGCTGACAGCTTCTGCATATCTATCTCGGCAGCTTCAATCCTGTACTCAGGCTGACTGAATCTAGAGGCGTACTCCACAGCAATCTCTGCTATTTGGTCGTCAGTTTCAACTAGAAGGTCTGTCTGATTAAGCGCCCTAATGCCATAAGCGCCTTGTGAGGCTATGTCGCTTGCAATAGCAGTGCCACCATCTTTTCTGCTTATGGTGACTTCGTTGTAAAGGTCTTCCGCCCCGTAGATGACGCGCAAGTTGTCAAAAGGTATGCCGCTTTCACCAATTTGCACTAAGTCTTGACTTGTCGGGTAGCTCTGTCTGTTTGTAAAAGCAATGCTGCCGCCCTTGTCAACAAAGATGTTTCCCGGCTCTGCTGTTACAAGCCCTTGCAAGTATGACAGGGCGTTTGTGCCTTCTTCAATCGCATAAGCGCCAACATTCTGTGTAGAGACCTCTAAGTTACGTAGGTCAGTTGACCAGCCAACTCCGGGTCTGCTCAAGACTGTGTTAATTCGTTCGTCTACGGTTTCAACCGAAGGGGTAAACGCAGACAGGCTCTGGTTGGTAATAATGTAAAAAGCGTCGTAAGCAATAGCCGAAACTGTGCTGTCGCCGTCCGGAGTGTACTGCAAGTCCCAGTCTTCAATCCAGCCTGTAAATACTCTCTCGTCGTCAACGCTCAACCGAATTTCCCGTCTTGGGACTATGTTGCCATAGAAGGGTGACGCCACAAACAACGGGTCAAAGGCCCTGTCGTGGTTGTTAAACTCAACTGTAACCTGACCAGCAGGGAAGCCAGCAAACTCATTAGGGCGACCCCTCTGAGAGCTAACCGTCCTTGCTCTGTCGGTAACGTCGTAGAAGATTGTCCCACCGAGTCTGTAGTCAAGGTTATCAAGCAGCCCAGCTTCAGGGTCATCTAGCCTGAAGAACGGCCCGATAGGGCTTTCGGTAAGGTCAAACCCAATTTCTATTTTTGGTGCAGGCAATGTCATCTGTTACCTTCTTATAAGTCCACTGAAGCCGCCACCAGCAGTTCCAGAGCTGTTGAAGTAAGTATTAAGCTCCTTGACTATAGCTTGACCTGCGGAAGCACCTTGAGTTTTTGTGTTAGCGGTTACAGTCAAGTTGATAGTTGACCCAAAAATAGTCTTTGGGCCGCCCCCATAGGCAGTAGCCATAGGGGTGTAGAACATAGAACTAGCTGCTCTTTTATCGTTTTGAATTTTTTGCCTGTCGGCGAACTCTACTAGTTTTTCTGCTAACAAAGTAGTGGCAGTTGCTGTTTTTGTTTGGTTCGGAGGCTCAGTGCCGCTTTCACCCGTAGTGATTCTTGGTTGGTAGCCGCTGTCTCCGTTACCGCCGCTTCCGGTTATTACAGCTTCAACAGCTTCTGCGGTGACTGTCGCAGCTTCTGTTACTGCCTCTTCAACTGCCTGAGCTACGTCTTTAAGCACAGGAGGAACAGGAATGTTTGGTATTGCAGCTTTTGCTGCAGCAACAGCTCTAGCTATACCCTCTTCAAGAACCTTAGTAAATGCGTTGACAAAGGTGTCAGCCAAAACAATCGCAGTTGTTTCAAGGTCTTCAAGCATTGAGTCAAGGCCAGCAATAATGCCGTTGACAAACTCTTGGCCTTCGCCGTACATAACCTGTGCGGTCTCTTCGCCCAGTTCCTGACCGAGTGCATCAAGCTCACCGAATAGAGAGTTGACTTCGTTTACAGTCTTAGAACCGCCGTCAATCAGCGCCTGTGCAGTCTCTCCACCAGCTTCAACACCAGCCTGAACTAGTTGGTTGAACAGCAGTGGGTCAAGACCCAGCTCACGCAATGCCTTTAGGTTGTCCACGAACAGCCTTGTGCGGTCTACTACAGCTTGGAAACCGCTGACAAGCAAGTCAGATTTGTTCGCTGCCTCTTGGATAGGCTCTACGAAGTCTGAGATGATTGTGACCCGGAAGTCATTTAGGTTCTTTCCGGCCTGTACGGTCTTTTGAATGACCTTAACCATGTCAATCTTCTCAGTCTCAGTCTGAGTGTCTTTCAAGATGCTTGTAATGTTTCCAGCGGCTAGAGTTGCATTCTTTACATCTTTGAGAAGAGCGTCTGCAAGGTTGCGGCGGTCTAGAAGCTCATCGCGCTGCTTTGCAATCTGCTGAAGCGCTCTGTACTCATCGCGTGCATATTCTCGAAGGTTGTTGTAGCTGTCTTCCAGCAAGAAGCCGTTGTCAAAAGTATCTTTTAGGCGACTCTCGATGTTTGCTAGGTCTGCAGTAACAGCTCTTTCAAACCTGCCCATTTGAGCTTCAAAGGTAGAGAGGGTCTCACTGCTAGCCAAGAACTCTTTAAAGGCAGCCTCTGCAGCCTTAGAAGATGCCTCAAAGTCATTAAACTTGTCAACCGCTTCGTCGTAAGCCTTTTTTAGCAGGTCATAAGCATCTTGTAAATCCTTGTTGGCAGCTTCTACCTTTGCAATTACTTCTTTTATGCCTGCTGCTGTGCCGTTGAACAATGTCTGTGCCGCTGCAACCGAAGCTGCACCGTTTTTAATTACATCGTTGAAGACCTTTTCCCACTCTTCACCCGAACCGAGTATTGAGCTAATAAGACCTTCGCTAGCGCCAAGAGACTCAAGCTTGAGTTTTGACTGCTGTTGCTTTACCTCATCTACAATGCCAGCATAGAACTCTTCTACGTAATTACGAGCCTTTTCGCCAACCGTATCCTCGCCAGTACCAGTGTCTTCGCCCGTAAGGTCAGGCGGAGTGTATACAAACTTGCTTGAGGCATTTTCAATAGCATTTATTGACATTCCCTTTTTGAAAAGGTCAAGCGCATAGGCAGCTTTCGCCGCTTGCTCTTCTGTTTGGGCAAGTTGGAGGTTTAGCCTTGGAAGAGTGTCTGCAAAGTCGCCTGCCTTGTCATCTGCAAACAAGAACTTCTCTGCAAGCCAACCAATACCAACGGCAATAAGGCCAAAGCCTGTGCTGGCTATGGCAACTCTTAGGGCTTTTGTCCCAACAGTTGCAAGCCCGACTGCGGTGCGGAACACCATAACTGCAGCAGTTAGCCCTGCAAAGATTTTGTAGCCAATGGCAAGGCTTACTATTACAATTCCAAATTGCTTGATTACGCCAATGTTGTCAACAATGATTGCTGCAAGGCGAGCGGCTACCTTTACGGTAAATAGAATCCCGTTTGCAAATTCGTTGATTGCCTTCTTGACACCATCGGTGTTTTCTGTCAAAGCAGTAACTACAGGTATTAGCTGCCTCATTAGCTCTGCAAGCATAGGGGTTAGCTCTTCGACCAGCGGCGTCATTGCCAGAGTCAGGTCGGTAAACGCAGGTGTTAGTGCCATACCTGCGGTTGCCTGCAGGTTCTTGAAGGTGGCCTCTAGGTTTTGCTGCGCCACGAAGAGCGTGTCAGAAGACTTGGCATACATTCCCTGAGCGTCTGCCGAGCGCTCGAAGAGCAGCTCTACACGTATTTGCTGGTCAGCAAGTCTCTCAGCAGAGCCTGTTAGCTGTCCAAGCCCCCTAGCCGCCTTTACAGCGTCAATCTCGGATTGCTTCATAGCAACACCGAACTTCTCAATCGGGTCGTACTCGCCTCGGAAGAGGGCCGTCATGCCGAGCAAGGCTTCTTGAACGTCGTAGCCGTATGTAATTGAGAGGTCAGTACCGAGTGTAATTAGTCTTTCGGTAAGCGCTGCGGTCTCACCAAGCGCAAAGCCAGACTGCTTTAGAACCGAACCAATAAATGTTACGGACTTAGCGGCTTCTGACTGCGATAGACCCATCTTGTGAGACGTCTCAGTGAAGGCCACCATCTGTGGCGTTAGCTCACCGAATACGGACTGAAGACCGTTCATGTTTCGGGTTAGGTCTCTAGACTGCTCAATAGCACCGCCAGCGAAGTCTACAAGTGCGCGACCACCTTGAAATACTGCAAACGACGCACCAAGCTTTAGAGCTTTACCGCTAAGGCTGTGTATCTTGCCGCCAAGGTTCTCAAGCTGCTTTGCTGCCCTTTTGATACCTTCATCGTGGAAGGCTGTGATTATGGGGACGGAGATATTTCTGCTGGCTGCCATTCTTTATACCTCTCGCTGAATCTTAATAATTACAGTGTCTAAGTGATTGCCCATCTTTGTAACCGACTCTTTATACGCACCCTCAGCACCGGGCCAAACAAACCTTGATGGTTGACTACCCAACTTGTCAATCATAGCGCGACCTTGACCATTTATCTTGTGAGTACGAACGGTTCTAAAGCTCCTGATAGACCCAAACTTGCCCTTAAGGGTACGTGTGTACGCGTATGGCTCTGTCTCTTTTCTCTTGCCCACATAAGCCATAGACTTGCCAGCCATATCAGCCATGATTGTTGCTGGTGACTTTACAACAACCTTGACAATACCAATACTCTTGCCCTGAATCTTAGCCTTTGGCCTTAGAGCAATAATCGTTGCGCTCCTAGCGGGCTTACCATTTGCCCATGTAAGCCGTCCGGGGATTCCGTTAGAAGCCTGTGCCATGCCCCTAATTGGCGGTCTCAGCGGAATAGACTTTTTTATGCCAGCCTGTACTGGCTTGGCAATGTCTTTTGCGTTCTTGAAAAACTCTTTTAGGACTTCGCCTTCCATGTCCCGAAGAGCAGCCAATATGTTTCTGTAGTCAGTTATGTAAATCTCACCCTGACCGAATTTCTGAGTAGCCCCGCCAACTTTGGTGCTTACAGTACGAACGCCCTTTATTATTGCCACGATACCGCCAATCCTTATATCTATTGTACAGCAAATAAGAAAGCCGCCCCGAAGGACGGCTCTCCTATTACTTAGACGGAAGACTTTTTGCTACTAGCCAACGTTGCATTGTCCAGAGCATTCTGTCGTCCAGCTGCATCAACTCTCTTGGGCTGATACCGGTTTCACAAGCCAGACCTGCTATAAACCAGTGGGTAGAGGATTCCCCTAGCCCTTGGATTTTGGGTCAGTGTCGCTCGCCCCGATTTCTCCGACTGTGTTTAGCCAGTCTTCGTAAGTCAATTTACTTGACTTGGTGCGGTGTTCACTGTGCCATGCAAGGTAAAGCAACCAGCTCATGCGAGGTGAGTCGCCCAAGCTAGTAACACTGACATTGAACTTGTCCTCGAAAGCTACAAGGTCGGCAGCGTTTGCTGTGATGTCTTTATCAGTACCATCTTCGAACTGAATGTGCAGGTTGATTCTCATTTAGTTATCCTTCAGTTGTGCTTATGACGTTGCGTAGCTTACTGCTCCGCTTGTTGGGAAAGTAACCGAGAAGGTAGCTAGGTCGCCAACAGCACCCGAAATAGGGGTGAAGCTAGTTACTAGAACCGAAGCGGTGTACGTTGGGTTGGTTGCGCTGACGGTCGAGCCTTCAGGGTTTAGGGTTATTGTAGCCACAGTTCCCACTAGGTCTTGGAACAGCGCAGAAACGCCGCCTACTCCAAAGTCATTGTGGAAGTCTAGGGATACAGAACCTGACTTTAGCCCACCAATAACCTCTGTCCAGCCAGCAGAACCAAAATCTGTAGTCTCTACCTCTGCTGCGTTAATTACTAGCTCAGCGCGGGCGGTAGCGTCAGAAATGTCTGTAGCGTTCAGGGTCACGTGTGTGCCTGTTACAACATATTTTGCCATCTTATTTATTCTCCTTATGCGTATACAACAACGGAGAACTCCGCTGCCAAATACTCTTGGTCATTCAGTTGCAGAGAGCCGATATTGTTCATACCTACAACACGAGTGTCGAAAGCATTTCCGCCAAGGCTCTTATCCGATTCTACAGCAAGTTTGATACTCGAAGCGTCGTCCTGAGAGCAGTAAGCATCTAACTTTCTCTGAGCGCGCTTCTCAGCGGCCCTTCCAACAATCACAATAACAGTAAAGTTGAAAAGCGTCAAACCCTGATTCATTGCCAAGTTGTAGTCCACTGTGTCCAAACTCATTGTGGCGATAGGCGGGCTTGGGTTGTCGGGCAGCTCTGCAGAGGTTCTAAGACCAGCAATAGTCCCTAAGTTGTTTGCGAGCGCCACTCTAAGAGCATTTATGTCTGTCAAGACATTCTCACTCTCATAAACGGCTCTAGAAGCTTGGCAATGTCAGGGTCAATGTTAGAAACTCGGACTACCCCAAGGTCTCCAAATCCAGCAACTCCAAGCGGCGAGTCGTAGCGCTTGTACTGCCTAGAGGAAAGCAAGATAGCTGCCTGTCTAACGGCTGTAGGCACTGCCGCCCAACCGAATGTGCCAGTTACCTGTACAGTAGCGTCTTGTCCTGCTACAGGGAAAGTGAAGTCACCCACAGCTCTAATCTGAGTTGCAGGGGTCACAAGACCGCCAGATTGACCGTTCAGAGGCTCTAGCTGATAGTCTGTGGCTGTCCAAGCGTCACCAAAAACCCCATCAGCATTGTCAGAGACTTTTATTGAGGTGAGGGCTGATACATCGTCAATGATGCAGACATATGAGTCGCTCGGTGTAAAGATTCGTGTTGCATCTTCGGTGTAAAAGACGCGCTCAGTGTGTCCGTCAATCTGCCTTGAAGCAGCTTCAGCAGCAAGCTCTAAGAGTGTGTCGTCAACTGTATCTGTAATCCTGAGGGCGGCTTTGACGTCAGCCAAAGTGCAGTAACCGTTTGTAATAGCCATAAATTCTCCTTTATGGGTCTATTCTACCTTAGCCGTCATACATAAAAAGAAGGGCGGGGGCAACCTGCCACCCCCGCCCTTCAGCTTATTTCGCTAGATTAGCTTGCGCCGCCTGCGAATGTCTTGATGTGACCAGCGTGAGTCAATCCACCGTCAACGCGCATTAGCACGCGGAAGGTGGTCTGGTCGGTGTTGAATGAGTAGTCTGACGACTGGGCAATCTGAAGACCGCCTGCCATACGAACCTTGTATGAAGGCAAGTGACCGAATGCAACAGACTTTGCATCTAGGGCAGTTGCTGCCATTGCAGGGTTCTCTACAACATCGTAACCAGCAAAGCTGTCTGGCTGTCCAACGTTTACCTGATATAGGTACTGTCCAGCGCCGTCCTTGAGGGTTCTCATAGCACCGATTGAAGCACCAGCTGCCATGTAAGCCACTCCCGGAAGACGACGAGCTGCACCGTCTAGGGTGTACTGAAGGTTGATTAGGTCGTCAGCGGTGAATGCACCTGTAACGCCCGTACCGCCCACGATGCCTGCACCAGCACTAGTTATAACACCAGTTGGCTCAGTAGTTCCAGCTCCGGTGGTTAGACCAGCGTTTACTGCGAAGCCGATTGCGTTACCTGCCTGCTCTGCAATTAGAGAGGTTAGGTTGAATCCAGCGTCGTTTAGTAGCTCGTTCGACACAGGCACTAGGAAGCTGTACTTGAAAGCTCCCAAGGTAATCGAACTGAATGTTGGGTCAGAGTCGTCAATAGCTGCGCCCTCGCCCTTAATGGCTGCTGTCGAGTAGGCAGTCAAAGTTGGAATCGTCAAAGATTCTCCGGTTGACGTTGCAATTACCTGTGATACATCTAGCATTGGGCCAGCTAGACGAGCAACAGAAAATACCTCGTCATAGAAGCTCTTTGGGACAGTGTTGTCCGAGCTTACTAGTCCACGCTTCTCGAAGTTGTGAGAACGAACCTCACCTGAGACGATTGAGCGTAGAACGTCCTCGTCAGAGCGTGACTCTGAAGCAGGAACAAAGCTACCAGCTGCTGCTGATGCCTCTACTGAACGCTGCTCGTTGCGAGCTGCGATTGCGATTGCCTCATCTGCACGACGAATGTCGGTTTCAATGCGGTTAATCTTTTCGGTTGTTTCGGCGTCAAGGCCACCGCGCTCTTCGGCTGCGTCAAGGGATTCCTGAATCTGCAGCGTTAGGTTTGCGCGGAGTTCCTCTTGTGCCTTTTTAAATTCAGACATTTTGGTCTCCTAGTTATATTACTTACAGTCTCAGTCGCGTTGACGCTGAACTGAATTACAACGGCAGAGTTGACTCACTTCCGTACTAACAGTTTACAGGGTGATGTACCCGGACATAGGAAAGCCCCCCCGGAGGAAAGAGCGTAAGCTCCGGGAGGGCGAAACGCTGGTTATCGGGTCTCTATTGAGCCTTCAACTCGCGTTTCTTTTGTTGCCCGATAGGAAGAGCCTGTGCGCTCTGAATCGGCTTTAGAAGCCGCCTTGGTTGGCTCTGATGCGTCTAGGGCAACAATAGCGTCTGCCCATGTTCCGGCAAATTGCTTTACTACGCCACTCTCAGGGTTGCCCGCAACCGAGAGAATAGTCTTCTTGATTTCATCTCTGCTAGCCATAATTAAATCCTTTTCAATAGCTGTTCTAGTTTTTTCTTCTTTAGCTCAAGCATACCTTGGCTAAGTTCGTTTTCCTCTACAGGCTCTTCTATTACCTCTTCGGTAACCTCTTCTGCCTGTGGGGTTAGCTTGCTGATTACTGTGTTTAGTAGTTCAGCATCGGTTGCACTGAGGTCGTCGCCAATCTCTAGTTTCAACATTGCATCTGCCAAAGCGTCTGAATCTACTTCGGCTCTCTTTGCTACTTCACTCACGCTTCTCACCATCGTCTTTCCTGCCGTCTCGGAGTACGCAGGGAAGGCAACAATGCTGACTTCGTGCAAGCGTACTTGTTTTAGTGTACGCTCTGTTCCTTCAGAGTTCCACTCATCTCCCCCGGCGGGTACAGAAAAACCAAAGGACATTGAATCTATATCGCCCCTCTTAATCAAATAGGCGGCATCGCGTCCGAGCTGAGTTTCAGGTAGGTCAGCTGTTGCAAGCAGCCCTCTGTCTGTCTGCTCAAGCCTTAGGGTTCCAGCGCGGGTAGAGCCAAGCACCTGACCTGAGTCGTGATTCCACAACAGCTTGATGTCATTGCGAGCGCGAAGAGAGCGGGTGAAAGCTCCCGGAGCAATCTTCTCTCTAAACGGCAGTGGCTCTGAGGGGCTGTTCCAGATAGCGGCATAGCCAGTAAAGGTCATACCGTCACCAACCTCGCGCATCTCCAAAGATGTAACCCTTAGTCGTGTTTCGATTTTTGCCATCTCTTTGCTTTCTACGCTAACTAGCGCTCTGTTTTCTTCTTCAAGTCTAGCCACAACGCCTTCTGCATACTTCATAGCACGATTGGCTGCTGACTTTGATGCGCCGCTACCCCATAGCAAGTGAGCCACCACGCCTGCCGACGGGAAGCCATCGTTGCCGGGACTTGCGGCAGGTGCATCTAAGTCGTCCATGTGCCGAGCAATCCATGCTGCAATTCGCACCCATTTGTCTGCGGTTACGTTGCCTGCTGCCATTGCCCTAGCTTCACTAACGGTTGCAGACTTTAGTCCGTCGCCAGACTCGCCTTGTTCGTGATATCTCAAGCCTCTACGAGCTGCTGCTCTCATGTAGGCAGGTGGCGTTAGGTTCACCTCTCTAATCTCCAAGCTTGCTTGCTCGTCATCGGTGACAGAATCATCAAGCTCTGTTAGCAGTTCTTGCTTGTCTGTCAAAGATGTCTTTGTCACCATAGAAATATTTACTACAGCAATGTCTTCGGATTCAATCCAGAAGCCCTGCTGCTCTTCGTAGAGCTTTACTCTTAGCCAATCTCCCTTTATCTCTACAATCGCACCCATAAAGTTCGCGACCTCGGTGTCCCACCTTACGTAGTCACCGATGATGAGGTTAGCTAGGTCGGCCCTTACTTCTTGCCGCTCTTCTTCTTTGTTTTCCCAAGCGTTGCAGTAGTGGTCGCCTCTGACGTATTCGTCCCACTTGTCACAGTAGGCTTTGTCTCCTTCGGGGCTGACTCTACTTTCGTCGTAGAAGAAACAGTTACCGCAGGCTCTGCCTTCGGGGACTCCTTCTTCAAGGGCTGGACGATAGTTTTCGGGGAGTTGTCTTTCTCCAATATCTTTGTTGATAGCATTTGTTTCTGGCCTCTCTGTCATTAGTGTTGTGTCACTCTCATTACGTGGACATTTACGTTGCCACCAGTAGAGATTGCATAAACAGTGTCATTTGGCGGTATGTTTAACTTTACAGTCTCATCTCGGTTAACGTGAAGTCCTGTAGTAGGGCTTACCTGAGCATTACCGATATAGAGCGTGCGCGATTGACTGTGTTCGTCATCGTGTATCCAAGCCTCTTGCTCTTCGACGTCGGGTGCAACAATTTGAATCGCTGTTGCCGTTCCCACAGTGAACTGGTTTGAGTAAATCGGCATTTATACCTCGTATACCGCTTCAGGGTCTTCAGGGTCAATTTGTGCTGTTGCCTGCAGCTGAACGCTAGGTACGCCAGTGTGTTCGATTGCTTCAAGACCGAATGCCTCAAGAACAGCCGCAGGGTCGTAACCAACTTGTACAAGCTTGGTTGCCATGTCTACTCGCTGTGATGTGGCACTGAGTTCGGCTGCCGAGACATTTACGTTAGCAAGTGGTACGCGAACTGTGTCTGCGGAAGGGTCGTCAATCGGCTGTAAGTCTTCAAGCCTGCGAACGTCGTTGATTGTTAGGTATCCGGCTTGTAGGCCAGCGCTGTAAGACCTGTTACGAGCCTCTGTGTCGGCCCTTAGAAGCCCCGTAAGGGTGAACTTGATGAATGCTCTGTCCCCACCGCTTGAACGCGACATAAGGGGGCTGAGCGCGCCTTCTAGCTTTTGCACAATCGGTCTTAGGCAGTGAGTTACCCACGCGAGGTTGTTTTGCTCCACCGAGGCGTAAGAATTAGTGCCGGGAAGTCCCAAAAGGTGTGGCGGGACATTAAAAGCACGAGCAACGTCCTCAACAGCCATTCTGCGGCTGTCAATAAACTGAGCTTGGTCGTTTGTAGCGCTTGTTGGCTTGTAAATCGCTCCGTTTGACAGGATTCCTGTCTTGTGGGCGCGGCGGAAGCCTTTGTGACGTGAATCAAAGCTCTGTTGAAGGTCTTTTGCTTGGTCAGCGGTCAGCTTGCCGGGATATTCAATAATTCCGCTAGTCTGAGTGCCTTGACCGAAGAATCTAGCCGCATAACTCTCTAAAGCAATGGCTAGACCGAAGTTATCCTTCAAAGCTTCCACTCTTGAGACCCCGCGCATCTCTCCGGGGCGTACAACGTCAGGGATAAAGACAATTTCATCGCTTGAGAGCAATTTCTTCTCCCCTTCGACCTCAAACATGACTCTTCCGATGCCATTTCGTTTGATTTGCACTGTTTTAGGGTTCAAAACGGTCATGTTGACCACTTCCCCCTGCGAATTGCTGTAAATACGTATAAAAGCGTTGCCTTCGAGCAGCATAGAGACGATTACAGCTCCGTAGAACGCCTCTTTTGTGGTATCAACGTCTGGCTTTTGCACCCAAGCAGGAGTAGGGCGAAAAGCAAAACGCTCACCGTCTCTGCGAATGTAGGCATCTAGAGGCAGTGTTGAAATAGTGTCAGAAATAAGGCTGACAGCCGAGAAGATTGCATTGACTTGAAACGCTGTGTCCGAGTTGACTAAAGTGCCTGACTGTGTGCCAAGTTCTAGCTCACCGCCGCTACCCCAGACGCTTTGGAACGAGACTCCGCGCTCTTCATTTCCTGAAAACAATTTACCAAGCATTACTTACGCTCCAAACTTAGACCGAACAAAATTGCAAACGCGCCCGCCACTATGAAACCAACAGGCAAGTAAATCGCCATCACCCCACCAGTGACCAGTACCGCGCCGCTGATTTGTAAAATATTCGTTAACATAACCGCCTTAAAAGAAGAACTCAGGCACTCCTTCATCTATTCTACCCTGAGTAGCCCTATCATACGCAATAATGAAAGCGATTGCCGCGTCAATCTTCTTTTTGCTATTGCCAGACTCTTTGGTTACCCTTTGACCCTTGTGGTCAGCTTTGATTACACAGTTATCTATGTGCCTTGACAAGATACCGTTTCCGTCGTGTTCAAACTTCTTTTCTGTCACTGCTTCGAACACTTTTTGCGTTGCAGGAATCATCAGAGAAAGCAAGTTGGTCTTGTACTCAACAATCGGGTATTCCAACTCCTGCAGTTCTTGCATCATAGAAGCCCAGCGGTAAGGGTCACAGGCAATCTCTCGCACCTGTGGATAGCGCTGTACATAGTCAATGATTGTGTCTCTTACGTCGTCAATCTTGACTCGCCATGAGTCATCATCTACGCCGAAGTCTTTTTCCCAAGTAGCAATTAGCTTTACCTTTGGCTTCTCCCCTGCTTCAGGAATGGTTACGGCGCAAATAGCTGTGGAGTCGTTAGCGTAAGAACCGTCAAAGCCTAGAACGTAATCTTCGTCAGGGCCGATTTCAAGCTCTTCGCCGTCTTCTGATTCGAGCAGTTCCCAAGCACCTGCAGGTAGCCAAGCCTGCTGGCTAGATACCCATTGGTTACAACGCTTGGTTCTGAACTCAGTCTCTGGCGTTCTAAGAACAGCAGATTCAAAGTCGCTGGCTGCACAGATATCGTCAAAGCCGGGGTTGGCTTCAACCCAAGTCTCTTTTAGTCTGTGGTCAGCCTCTTCAGGCGCTTCCCACCAAGCCATAAAGTAAGTAGGGTCTTCTGTTTCTTTACGCACAATCTTCTGCCCGTACTGATAAAGCGTGTAGGCGATTGAGTCTTTGCCTGTGCGTGATTCTGTCTTGACTCCCGCTGTGGTGATTGCAACCATTGTGGCTGCCTTTCCTCGCGCTCCTTGAGCTAGCGACATAACATCAAAGAGGTCACGTGAAGGCTGTGCGTGAAGCTCGTCAAAGATAACCAGCGTAGGCGACAGTCCCTCGTGTCGAGGTGCGTCAGCCGACAGCACGCGGTAGATGTTGTTCGTGGCAGGTACGCGAATGTGGTCTCGGAAAATCTCACAATGCTCTGCTAGCTCGCTGCTCTGAATCATGCGCTTGGTATCTTCGAAAACAATCTTGGCTTGCTGGCGGTCAGCCGCGACTGAATAGATTTCAGCGCCCTGTGTCTTTACGTCTAGCAAAGCAAAGGCAGCAATGACAGAGCCAAGGGCTGACTTGCCGTTCTTACGGGGGACACCGACAAGAGAGATGCGGTGACGCAGCCCGTCTTCGTCTCTGGCAAAGATGTGCTTCAGAAGTTCTCGCTGCCACTCTCGCAAGACAAGTGGCGTACCAGCACGTCCGGCTACTGAGTCTTTAGTGATGGTCGCAAAGGCATCGGCGAAGCGGGCAATGAACTCTCCATCACCTCGGTCTATCGCCTCCTGCGGAACAGGGGTCAGCCAGCGCGGGGGGAACATTAGCCTCTTTCGGCCATGAGCTGCTCAAAGGCGCTCTTAGCTTTTATCTCCGCAAGACCGAGGCGGCTACGGCTGTCAACTGTGAAGCCCATCAGTCCTAGCCCGCTCATAATCGTTTTCTCTAGCTCTAGTAGCTGTCGAGCAATGTGAAAGTCAGAAGGGTCAGCCTGAAACTGCTTCTCTAGCAAAAGCTGCCTGTCTAGCTGCTTGCAGATAATGAGCAGGGCGTCAATGTCAGTGCTTCGGCTTATCCAGCTCTTGCCCTTACTAAAGACCCTTGACCAGAGTTGCATTCCTGCTTCCCCTAGCTCTTGGTGAGGTTCTACGTAGCCGCCTTCTAGTTCAAAGGTGTCATTTAGGCTGGGCAGTTTGCGCTGACCGGGGTTGCCTGTCAGTCGTTTCTGTTCAAGTGGTTTCGCAGGATTTGGCATACCAGATAGGCTAGCACGTTTTTTGTGTGAACTGCAGGAAAGTGAGTAAGCCA